TTTTCCAACTCTACGGTATATTTTTGAGAAAGGGGAAGCCATGACAAAGGAAAAATGGGTTGAAACTATCGAAAAACAGATGGAAAAACTCGGTACGGCCGACCCATCTTATCAATCTGCGGTAGAAACGCTTGCAGACATACTGGAACAGCGGGATAAGACCAAGGCCGAGTTCAAAAAGTCCGGCGGTAAGTCCGTCATCGAATATACCAACAAAGGGAACGCCACAAACATGGTAAAAAACCCTCTGTTGATTCTGTGGGACGACCTCAACAAGAGCGCACTGGCATACTGGCGCGAATTGGGGCTTACTCCATCGAGTTTCCGCAAAATGACCGGCGGAGTGAAGGAAAAGGAGGAAAAGGGCGGCCTTGCCGCTGCTCTTGCCAGCCTTGAGACAGATTAATGGTAAGAACTGGCCCGTAGTCCTTGAGTATGCCGAAAGCATCAGAGACGGGAGAAAGGTCGCTTGCAAGGAATTGCGGCAGGCTGTTGACCGTTTCTTTGCTGACCTCGATAATGACGAGTACGATTTCGCGCCGAAAGGGCCGGAGTTCTGTATTCAAATCATCGAAAAGACCCTCTGCCACCAGCAGGGGGAAAAGCTGGACGGTACACCGCTCCGGGGAAAGCCGTTCCTGTTGGAGCCGTTTCACAAATTCATCATATACAATCTTCTTGGGTTTAAGTTGAAAGGCACCGATGTGGTGCGGTTTCATGAAGCCCTTATTTTTATCCCTCGAAAGAACATCAAAACCAGTTTTGCCGCTTCCCTCGCATGGGCGCTGTCCCTGTGGTACCGGCGCAGCGGTTCCAAAACCTACATATCGGCCGCGGCTCTGATGCAGTCCCTTGAAAGCTTTAATTTTCTGGATTATAACATCCGGCTTATGGGCGAGGACGAGAAGCATGGCGGCGGTGTAAAGATCATTGACAACAACAACGAGCACTCAATGGAGGCAGAGCTTCCAGACGGCTCGTTTTTTATCCGCGCTCTGGCTGCAAACCCGGATGCGCAGGATTCTCTTAACTGCAATATTGCGATCTGCGATGAAATCCACGCTTTTACCAAGCCTAAGCAGTACAACCTTTTTAAGGAAGCCATGAAAGCCTACACCAACAAGCTGCTGATAGGCATTTCCACGGCTGGCGATAACGAACAGGGCTTCCTTGGGCAGCGGCTGCAATACTGCCGAAAGGTGCTGGATGGCACCATCAAGGACGAACAATATTTTATCTTTATGTGCTGCGCCAATCCGGATGAGGAGGGAAATATCGACTATACCAATCCCCTGGTACATGAGATGGCCAATCCGGCCTATGGCGTTTCCATCCGGCCGGAGGAAATTCTAAACGATAGCTTGCAGGCGCAGAATGACCCGCAGCAGCGGAAAGATTTCTTCGCAAAGTCTCTCAATGTCTATACCGGGGCTATCAAGTCCTATTTCAACCTCGACGAATTCCGGCGAAGCGATGAAAAATACAACTGGACGCTGGACGAGCTTTCCAAGCTCCCAATAGACTGGTACGGTGGTGCAGACCTCTCAAAAATGCACGACCTAACGGCGGCTGCGCTTTTTGGAAATTACAAAGGCGTGGATATCATCATCAGTCACGCTTGGTTCCCTGTGGTGCAGGCTCATGTTAAGGCCGACGAGGATGGTATACCGCTTTTCGGCTGGGCCGATGATGGACTTTTGACCATGTGCAACAGTCCAACCGTAAACCACGCCGATGTTGTCAACTGGTTTGTTACAATGCGAAAGCGCGGTTTCCGAATACGACAGGTGGGGCATGACCGTAAATTCTGCCGAGAGTATTTCATTGGCATGAAATCGGCTGGGTTTAACATTATCGACCAACCGCAGTATTTTTACAGGAAATCAGAAGGTTTCCGGCATATCGAGCAGAGCGCCAAAAATGGGACGCTGTACTATATGCATTCCGAAGCATATGAGTATTGTGTTGGGAATGTCTCGGCCGTCGAAAAGACAGACGACATGATCCAGTACGACAAGGTAAGACCGACAAACCGAATTGATGTGTTCGATGCCTCCGTATTCGCCACGGTGCGGTACTTGGAGGCTTTGGATAAATCTAAAGCAGGAAAGAAATGGTGGGGTGATAAATGAGCATAGCAAATTTTTTTGAGCGCTTCCGCTCTCGGGATAAGCCCCAAACGCGGAGCGCTGTATGCCTGTGTGATGGAACCGGCTGGAAAGACCTAACCTGTTCCGGCTATACAGACCTTGCGCACAACCCGGAAATCTGTGCCGCTGTTGATAGGATTGCGTCTTTAATTGGAAGTATGACAATCTATCTGATGCAAAACACCGATAGTGGAGATATCCGGGTTAAAAATGGGCTGTCTCGTGTGGTTGATATCGAGCCGAACAGCTACATGGGTCGGTCAAACTTTATCCAGTGGATCATCAAAACAATGCTGCTGGATGGCCGGGGGAACGCTGTAGTGCTCCCAAAGACCCGGAAGGGGCTGCTCCGGCGGCTTGACCCGATTCCGGCGGCGTTTGTAGCATTTGTACCGAATGGGGAACGGTATTATAGCATCGAAATATCTGGGAAACCCTATGACCCGAATGATGTGCTGCATTTTGCCATAAATCCGAGCAATTACTACCCATGGCAAGGCACTGGGTACAGCATTGCGCTGGCTGATGTGGCAAATAACCTCAAGCAAGCGGTGAAAACAGAAAATGGTTTCATGGCCAGTGAATGGAAACCGTCTCTTATCGTGAAGGTGGATTCGCTGACGGACGAGTTTTCTGACCCGGAGGGGCGTGCAAAGCTCCTTGGCGATTTTGTTGCAAGCAATAAAGCCGGGGAACCTTGGCTGATTCCTGCCGAGCAATTCTCGGTGGAACAGGTAAGGCCCCTTACTCTATCTGATCTTGCGCTGGCAGACTTCGTAAAACTGGATAAAACGACGGTGGCAACCATTCTTGGCGTGCCGCCTTTTGTTTTGGGCGTTGGCGAGTTCAAGCGAGACGAATGGAACAACTTTATTTCTTCCCGTATCATGCCGATTGCACAGATTTTGGAGCAGGAGTTTAGCCGAAAGCTGCTCGTATCTCCGGATTACTTTTTCCGCTTCAATGTCCGCTCCCTCTACAACTATTCCTTGGAGGAAACCATCAAAGCTGGCGCGGAAATGGTTGACCGCATGGCAATGACACGGAACGAGTGGCGCAGTTGGGTTGGGCTTACTCCGCACGAGGGAATGGATGAGCTTTTGGCCCTTGAAAACTACATTCCCGCGGACCGCCTTGGCGATCAGAAAAAACTAAACGGAGGAGGTGAGTAAATGGTAGGAGCAAGACAGGCAATCAGCCGCAGTGGCGACTTCAAAACCCGCGCTGCTGATGGAAACCTCTACATTGAGGGCTATTTCGCCACCTTTACCGGCGAATACCGGATGTGGGATAAAGCCATCGAGCGCATTGACCGAGGAGCCTTTGATGGTACCCTCGGTGATGATATTCGGGCGCTGGTTAACCATGATACCACAATCGTGCTTGGCAGAACAACAGCTGGTACACTGACCCTCCGCGTTGACGATTTGGGCCTTTGGGGGTCCATCCTCATTAATCAAGCGGATCAGGATGCCATGAACGCCTATGAGCGCGTAAAGCGTGGGGATGTTTCCCAATGTTCTTTCGGCTTTGACATCCTTGACGAGGAAACCGAAATCCGGCCAGATGGCACAACCGTGTGGACTATTCGCAAAGTCAAACTGTATGAGGTATCGGTCGTTACCTTCCCGGCCTACGAGGACACCATGGTAGAGGCTCGGAAAAAAGACCTTGAAAAGATCAACGAGCGCAAGCTCGACCAATGGAGGGCCGAAGCCCTCAAAAAGCTAAGAAAGGAGTGCTGACATGGCACTGAAATCCATTATGATTGCCAAAAAGCTGGAACTGAAAAGAGCAGCTTTTGAGGCGCTGGTAGCTAAAGACGCAGAATTTGCAACACGCTCCGCTGAAATCGAAAAAGCAATCGGCGAAGCTACCACCGATGAGGAGCAGCAGGCTGTTGAGGACGCCATGAACAAATTTACCGAGGAACAGGATGCCCACAACGCCGAAAAAGAAAAACTGTCCGCAGAAATCAAGGGCCTTGAGGAAGATTTGGAAAATGCCGAAAAGGATCCTCCCAAGGCTGAACCCAAAGCAGAAAAGAAAGACGAAAGGAATGATTTTACCATGAATACCATCAACATTCGCTCCCTCCCCATGAATGTGCGCGCCTTTGACGCTCTTCCCAAAGAGCAGCGTGACGCTATCGTAGCCCAGCCCGATGTGCAGACCTTCTTTGCGGAGCTTCGTAACGCTGCCCGCAGCAAGAGAGATATCACCGGTGGTGAGCTGACCATCCCTGTTGTATTCCTCGACCTCATTGCCGAGAATATGTATCGCTACTCCAAACTGATGCGTCGGGTCCGCATCCGCAATGTCAATGGCGAAGCCCGTCAGACCATTGCCGGTACTGTCCCCGAGGCCGTTTGGACTGAAATGTGCGGCGCCATCAATGAGCTGACCTTCAGCTTTAACCAGATTACTCTTGACGGCTTCAAGGTTGCCGGTTATGTTCCTGTTTGTAATTCCCTGCTGGAGGATAACGATGTAAACCTCGCCTCCTGGATCGTCGAGATGCTGTCCGAGGCTATCGGCCTTGCCAAGGATAAGGCCATCCTGTACGGCAAGGGCGCTGGTCAGAAGATGCCTCTCGGTATTGTGACGCGTCTGGCGCAGGAGAGCAAACCCAGCGATTACCCGGCCAATGCTCCTGCTTGGGTTGACCTGCACACCTCCAACATCATCACCATTCCCACCGCTTCCACCGGCGAGGCTTTCTGGGCTGCGCTGGCTGTTGCTGCTGGTAACACCTTCACCCGCTATTCCCGCGGCGAGCGCTTCTGGGCTATGAATAGCAAGACCCTGGCTACTCTGCAGTCCAAGGCAATCCTTGCTACCGCTTTGGGCCGGTATGTCACCTTTGACGGTATGACCATGCCCATCATCGGCGGTGATGTGGAAATCCTCGAATTTATCCCCGATGGCGACATCGTTGGCGGCTATGGCGACCTGTACCTGTGGGCGCAGCGCTCCGGCATGACCATCGAAGCATCCCGCGAGGTTCAGTTCATTCAGGACAACACCGTATTCCGCGGCAAAGAGCGTGCTGACGGTATGCCCGTTATCCCCGGCGCTTTTGTGGCGATTAACATTAACGGCGCTTCCGTAACCACCTCCATGACCTTTGCGGCTGATACCGCCAACAACGCCAAGCTGTCCGCTCTGACTGTCGGCAGCCTGTCTCTCAGTCCCGCATTTGACGGCGATGTTCTGAGCTACACCGCTACCGCTTCCGCTGCGACTGCTGCCGTAAACGCCACCACCGAGGTCGCAGGCGCACAGGTTGCTATCGCCTACAACAACGCCAATGTGAAGAACGGCGGCTCTGTTACCTGGCTGGCTGATGGCGCTGCCCATCCTCTGACCGTTACTGTCAAGAATGGCAACGAGACCGTTGTTTACACAGTCAATGTAACCAAGGCTTCCTAAAAGGGGGTTAAAGCATGACAGACGCTGATATCCTCGTGATCTTGAAGGTTGATTTGCAACTTTCCACAACAGCGCTTGACGATTACCTGTCGGCGTTGATCGCGTCTGCCAAGGAGTATATCGCTACCGAGGGAATCGTACTTTCCACCAGCACCGGTGATGCTATGCTGGTGGAGATGTACGCTGCCTACCTTTACCGGCAACGCCGGGAAAAGGTCGTAGCAATGCCCCGGATGCTCCGGTGGGCACTCAACAACCGGCTGTTTGAGCAAAAGGTGGGTGATTGATTTGGATGATTTCATTACATTAATCTCCCAAACCTTTGAGCAGAACGATATCGGGGTACAGATTGCCACAGAAACCACAACACAGGTCTGGGCGCGGCTGCAGTCCGCTACACGGGCGGAGTTCTATTCCGCCGGTCAAAACGGCTTGCAGCCGTCCCTTGTGGCGGTTACTCCTATCGCCAACTATGCTGGGCAGAAATTAGCCGAGTGGCGCGGCACACGCTATTCCATTTATCGCACCTATTTTGCAACAGGCAGCGATGAAATAGAGCTGTACCTAGAGGAAAAGGTGGGCAACGATGTCGAAAACGGTTAGACCGGATGAGTTGGCAACGGCAATCCTGTCCGAACTGAAAAACTATGACCAGGCCGTTACGGATGGCGTAAAAAAAGAGGTTCGGCAGGTGGCAAAGGAATGCCGCCAAGACATTGTGACAGGCAGCCCGGTACAGACCGGCGATTATAAGGCCGGTTGGCGTGACAAGGTCGCATATGAGAGCTACAGCGATATCCGTATGCGAATTTTCAACAAAACGGATTACCAGCTCACGCACTTGCTGGAACATGGTCACGCAGGCCCAGGCGGAACCGCAAAAGGCTCTGCCCGCCCATTCCCCCACATCGGCCCAGCGGAGCAAAAGGCAGAGCAGAAACTATTAACCCGTGTAAAGGTGGTGATTAAGAAAGGATGACACTGCAAGAGGTCAATTCCCTGTTAAAACAGACGAGGATGCCCGTAGCTTACGGTTACTTCAATAAGCCGCAAAAGTTACCGTATATCCTCTATCGCGTCTCCTACTCCAATAATTTTGGCGCTGACAATGTGGTGTATCACCCCATCAACCATATACAGGTTGAGCTTTACACAAAAGATAAAGACCTAACAGCAGAGGGCAAAGTCGAACAGGCCTTGTCCTCTCTGTTTTGGCAGAAGTCCGAGAGTTACATTGAAGATCAGCAGTGTAACCAAGTAGTTTATGAAATCGAGGTGTAAAAATGGCTGATAAAGTTAAATTCGGTATCTCGAATGTCCATTACGCTATCCTCGACGGGGAAAATAACACCTATGGCACTCCCGTAGCCATCCCCGGCGCAGTTAGCCTGTCTTTGGAGCCTTCCGGCGATACCACACCGTTTTATGCGGACAACATTCAGTATTTCGTAGCCGTGGCGAACAGCGGCTACACCGGCGATCTCGAAGTTGCCGTTTTCCCCGAAGCATTCCTCAAGGATGTTTTCGGGTATACTCTTGACACCACCAGCAAGGTGATGATCGAGAATGCAAACATTCAGCCCAAGTCTTTCGCACTGCTGTTCCAAGAGGAGGGCGATGTGAACGGGACGAAGTTTGTTCTTTACAACTGCACCTGCACTCGGCCTACCCGTGAGCTGAACACCACGACCGAGAGCGTAGAGCCGCAGACGCAAACTGTCAGCATCACCGCTTCCCCGCTGGCAAACGGCAACTCCCTTGCCTACACTACGGCGGAGACCCCGGAGGCGACCGTGAACGGCTGGTACACCGCCGTATTCACTCCGACGACTGGAGGCTGAAATGAACAAAGTAATCGAGATCGACGGAAAAAGCGTAGGGTTGTGCGCTAATGCGCTGACCCCACGCATCTACCGCCATAAAGTGGGTCGGGATATTGTCCGTGACCTGCAAAAGCTACAAACGGCAGCGACATCAGAGGACGGATCTTTTTCCGTAAGCGATCTTGAAATCTTTGAGGATGTCGCTTTTATCATGGCTCGGCAATATGACGGGTTCATCCCGGACAATGTTGACGAGTGGCTGGAGCAGTTTGAGATGTTTTCCATCTATAAAGTGCTCCCTGCCATTTTGGAGCTTTGGAGCCTGAACAACAAGACTACCGCTGTTCCAAAAAAAAAATAAAACAAACCGTGCGTGAGCCTACCGGGTCAACCTTTATGCTCCGCTGCGCTGAACTCGGGTTATCCGATGAAGCGCTGGAGGACATGACCTGCGGAATGGTCTATGATTTGATGATCGAAAAGTCCAACGACGCAGAACAGTATGCCATAAAGGGAAGACCCGGCGGCTTGCGTGATTTCTTCGCAGGAGGTGGTAAGATTGGCTGAAAATGTTAAAGGCATCGTTGTCGAAATCGGCGGCGATACAAAGGGATTGTCGAAAGCGATCAGCTCGCTGAACAGCGAAATCCGTGGGACACAATCGGAGCTTAATAAAGTCAATCGCCTGCTGAAACTCGACCCGACAAATATTGACCTGCTCAAACAAAAGGAGCAATTGCTCGGGGAACAAATCAAAAATACAGAAAACAAGGTTGAAAGCCTCCGAAACGCCAAAAAGAAAGCGGATCAGGAAATGGCGGACGGCACGGAGATCAACCAAAAACAATACCGTGAGTTAGTCCGGGAACTGACCAGCGCCGAACTAAAGCTGAAAGACCTACAGGCCGAAGCGTCCAAGAGCCGTGCGGCACTCGCACAGGTTTCAGCAGTTACCGGCGAAATAGCAGAAAAGTCCGGGAACATTGCAAAGAAGTTTGCACCGGCATCTTTGGCCTTTGCAGGCGCAGGAGTGGCAGCCACAAAAGCGGCTGTAGAATTTGAAAGCGCCTTTGCTGGCGTTGAAAAAACAGTAGACGGCACTACAGAGCAGCTTGCGGCACTCCGGCAGGGCATATTGGACATGGCAGAAGAAATTCCTGCGTCCACTACGGAGATTGCGGCGGTTGCGGAAGCTGCTGGACAGTTGGGTATTGCCACCGATGATGTACTTGACTTTACCCGCGTCATGATCGACTTGGGCGAAGCAACAAACCTTTCCGCTGATGAAGCTGCCTCTGCACTTGCCAAATTTGCCAACATTACCGGAACGACCGCTGATGAATACTCCAAACTCGGCAGTACCATCGTTGACCTTGGCAATAACTTTGCCACAACAGAGCGCGATATTGTTGAGATGGCTACACGCCTTGCGTCTGCTGGTACAGTTGCCGGCTTGTCCGAACAGGATATCCTTGCATTGTCTACCGCAATGTCCTCGGTTGGCATCAACGCAGAGGCAGGCGGTACGGCAATGACCCAAACAATGACCGCAATGAGCAAGGCTGTGTCTGCTGGCGGTGATGATCTTGAAACATTCGCAAAGATCGCTGGTGTATCTGCTTCTGAATTCGCAAATATGTGGGGCAATGAACCGATAGACGCAATCAGTGCTTTCATCGGCGGGCTTGGGAAGATGAACGAAAATGGAGAGGACACAATCTCCGTATTGGATGAATTGGGGCTCTCCGGGATTCGCCAGTCAAATATGCTTCGTGCGTTAGCCCTTGCATCCAATGTATTGGACGATGCTGTTACAACCGCAAATACTGCATGGGACGAAAATATTGCCCTCTCCAACGAGGCTAGCAAAAGATACGCAACGACCGAAAGCCAGATGAAAATACTCCGAAACGGGCTCAATAACTTGGCGATTTCCATCGGTGATATCCTGCTGCCGATTATCAATAAAATCGTCGCAGGGCTTCAAAACGCAATCGATTGGTTTTCAAACCTCGACGATGGGGTCAAAAAGACGATCCTTATTGTCGGCGGTCTTATTGCGGCAATCTCTCCTGTTGCTGGAATCATATCAGGCATAGCCGGAGCGATGAGCAAGCTGTCAGGCACGGTAATACCCGCCATTATTGAAGCGGCAACTAAAATGGGGCCGATTATTACAACCGTTGTAGAGGGAATTTCAAGCGGAATTGGGGCGGCAATAGGTTTTATTACAGAAACAGCTATCCCAGCCGTTATGAGCGCTGTGTCATCTGCGTTCACATTCATAACGGGAACTGTAATCCCTGGAATTGTAACGGGCATAACGACAGCTGTTAATTTTTTGATAGCCAACCCGATAGTTCTGATTATTTCCGCCATTGTAGGACTTGTTGCGCTGATTGCAACAAAGGGCGACGAGATACAGGCCATCCTCCAGCGTGTGGATGATTTCTTGCAGGGCGTATTTACGACGGATTGGTCGGAATCGTTTGGAATATTGGGGGAAATCTTAAATTTCTTCTTCGCAACAGTAAAATCTATTTGGGATTCCATAAAGGCCGTTTTTGACGGTATTATCGATTTTGTTCGTGGCGTTTTTACTGGAGATTGGGAAAGAGCATGGAAAGGTGTGCAGGAAATCTTTAAGGGAATCTTTACGGCGCTTGTTGACATTGCAAAAGCGCCCCTTAACGGCATCATTGCACTAATCAACATGGTCATTGACGCAATCAACTGGATGATAAACGGTCTGAATAAGATCCACTTTGATGTTCCTGACTGGGTTCCTGTTTTGGGCGGTAAGTCCCTCGGATTTAATATTCCGACCATCGGAAAAATTGCTTATCTTGCCAAGGGCGGAGTTTTGTCCTCCGGCAGCGCCATCGTCGGCGAAGCCGGGCCGGAGCTGCTTACCATGGCCGGTGGCCGTGCCCATGTTATGCCGCTGAACGGAAACGACCGTGGCGGCATCACCATCGAAATGAACAACACATTTAACGGCTACGATAACGCAGCCGGTGAAGCTGCCGCAAGGAACTTGGTACAGGCGGTCAACCGTGCGCTTGGGAGGGCTTACTGATGAGAAAATTTAAGCTCAAGAACGGTGTCGGCGCCGAATGGGATTTGATGGACAAAACGGCGTACTTCAATGCGCCGGGTGGATTAGGCTTTGGCAAAACCTACTCCACCATCCAAGCCGGAAGCGCATGGCTGGTATCGGATGAATTCCTTAACCAGTATGCCGTGACAGGCGAAATGATATTCTTCGACTATTCCCGGTATCAGGCGTTTATTTCGTTCGTGACAAAAGGCCCGCTTTACCTGATGTATTCCCCGCTGGACACTTGGTACAAAATCAAGTGCGAAGTGCAGTCTGCGGATAAGTCGGAACTGAAATCCGGCTATTTGTCAGTACCGATTACATTCCTCTGCTTCGGGACTTGGCATGAAGCTGTTAAGGTAACGCAAAGCCAAGCGCCAGACCAAGGGATTAAAAGGTACAGCTATACTTATCCTTATTATTACGCAGAGACAGCAACGGGAACTGCAAGGATAAGAAACGGAGATTTGGAATCTCCATGCAAGCTGCAAATCTTCGGCCCGGTCGTCAATCCTGCTTGGGCGCTTATCAAGGCCGGTACCCGTGTAGCGGTCGGAAAAGTAACCGCAACAATCCCTGACGGCCACAAACTCGTTGTTGATGCTGACCCTGCAACAATGGAGATCGCAGAGTATGCGTTCGACGGGACATACATCCAAAACCTGTACCAGTCCAGCGACTTTTCGACCGGAAGATTTATCTATGCTCCGCCGGGAGAAAGCACTTTGACATTTTCGCACGACGGCACGTCGGATATCGTAGCATATGTGGAGGTGGAGAAACTTGCATACTCTGTTTAAGTGCGAAGTATTCGCAAGGGATTTCACTTTCCGAAGTTTTGCTCCGATTGAAAGCCCGGAGATACAGTTTGACTACCTGACCGTAGAAAAAACTACTCTCCGGGCTGTAAAGCTGGATGCAAAAAAGGGCGACTTTATAAGTGTTACTGACCAAAACGGGAATGTAGCTTATCAGGGGATTGTTGATGATGTTGAAACCGATAAAATGGGCGTAACGATATCGGCGCAGCCTCTTATGTCGCTTTTTGACGCAGAGGTATATTTCGACCGCACGACCTCTGCAAAGATCGAGCCTTTTATTGCTTCGATCATCCGAGATAACTTTGTTTCTTCCGGCGATGCCTTGCAAAACATATCCGGGATGACGGTGGAAACGACCTCCGAAACGGCCGGGGCGCTCAACCTAAAGGACAACATCCACAGCTTTTACGAAATCATCACGAAATCGCTGACGGCTTACGGCGTGGCGGTCAACATGAGCTTTGACCCACAGAAAAAGACGGTCTCTGTTAAGGTCGGCAAGGTTAGCGAAACGGCGGTAATCGAAACAAATTTGCAGGCCATCGTGGATAAAAACATCATCATCGGTGACAGTACAGGCCAGCTGAACAAGGTAACCATCTACAACAAGGCCGATGAGACGCAGCGCATAACCTACTATCTGCATCCTAACGGCAAGGTCGACACAAACAACACGGACAGAATTACACCTGTGTTTTTTGCGGCGCAGTTTTTGGAAACGGATATCAATTTTGAATCTGCTGCATACAAAAAGGCTTACGAAGCGTTAAGCCCGCAAAAGTATGACAACATGATCGAGCTGACTGCCCGAAACGACTGTGGAGTACTTGATACCTCGATGGCCATCGGCACAGAGGTTTTGGTCATTGATGGCGACAGTAGTTACAAATCTATCCTAACCGGCTATGCAAGGTCGCAGGATGTTACAAAAATGACCTTCGGTGTTGTCCGTGCCGACCTTACCAAAATTTTGATCCTTGAAAGGAGGGCAAACGCATGATAACGCTGCTCCAGTATAACGCATCTATCGTCACACCGACGGATGATGCGTATCTGTACAACCACATTATCAACGACAGCGGCATCTTTACGGGCGTTGAGGTAACTACACAGGGCGGTAACATCATCAATGTTTCCGATGGCCGTGGTATAATCCTCGGCCGAAACTTTGTGGTAGAAGCGCAGACCATCAATGCTACGCTCCCGACCAGCGGCTCCGTCCCCGGTCGATTGCTTATCCAAATTGACATGGCAAACACCGAAGCACCGATTTCTTTTGTGACACAGGCGCAAGACCCGCTTCCGGCGCTGGTGCAGGAGGATATCAATGCAAGCGGTACTGTGTACCAGCTGCCGATAGCCACTTACACAGCCCAGCCCACAATGATCTCCGATTTGCAGTATGTAGCGCACACCATCAGCCCCGGTACTGTTTCGAGCTTTAACGGCCGCACCGGAGCGGTGACACCGCAAACCGGCGATTACACCGGCAGCCAAATCAAAATCCCCGGCTACAAGCAGGCAACCTCCCGGCAGAATGTAACCGCAACAGACACGGTAACGCAGGCCATCGGGAAAATGGAGTACAAAATAAACCGCGCTTTTGTGGTTAAGCAAATCTCCCTCCCAGCCGCATCTTGGATGGGCGCAGAAAGCCCCTACACCCAAACCGTTACCATCAGCGGCATCACCGCCAACAGCAAAGTAGACATCCAAATGGACGCAACAGCCCTTGGCGTACTTATCGACAGCGGCACCAGCGCTATCTGGATTGAAAACAACAATGGCACCCTTACCGCAAAAGCGCTGGGAGAGAAGCCCAACGCCAATCTTTCGGTTCAGGTGACCATCACGGAGGTATCTGCATGAGCGTAATTTACGGCAACCCAATCATTGCAGGTGGTGGCGGCCTTGAGCTCGTGGCAAATGTCGTTGACGGGGCAACCGTTACCGCTACCCTTGGCAGTAAGACTGTGACAGGCGTTTCTGTTGGTGGTCAGGCTCGGCTTAAAATACCGCAGGAGGGCAAGTGGACTGTTTCTGCAACAAACGGGACGATGGTATCTGCCCCGCAGGAAGTCAGTGTTCCTGCCACAGTTGACCTCGCATTACCTTCACATGTTCTGAACGATACAAGCTGGGCAATAATTAAGCAGATGTCTGACGCTGGCGAGGGTGCAAACTTCTGGGCTGTCGGCGACTGCAAGGAAGTGACCATGAACGGCAAAGTCTCTGATGGTCTTACTCTTACGAATTACACCACCTGGGTATTTATCATTGGTTTTAATCATAACGCCGAGCGTGAAGGCAACGGTATAGCATTTCAAGGATTTAAGGCAACAAAGAACGGAAAAGATGTGTGTCTTATAGACAGATTTTTCAACAGTTCTGTTCCATCAGGTAGCATAGCTTTAAGGATGAACGATTCTAGAACCACTGTTGGTGGATGGAAGTCCTGTAAAATGAGGACGATAGTGATGCCTCTTATCGAAGCTGCGCTTCCAAGTGACCTACAATCTGTACTAAAATCCACTACGATATACACAGATAATACAGGAAACGGAGTTGCCGGTGTCACTCCAACATCGACCGACGACAAAATATACATTCTGACACATTATGAAGTATTTGGCACTGTATCTCCAAATACTACAAATAAGGAAAGTTCTTATTGTAAACAATATGATTATTATGCAGCTGGTAATGATAAGCGCAAATATCGCAGTGATTTACTTGCGAATTCAGTATGGTGGCTTCTACGCTCTCCCAATATTCCAAATGGAGAGATGTTTAGAGCTGTTGATTATGCTGGTAATCCTGACGCATATTATGCGAATTCAAGTGCAGGTGTTGCTCCGTGCTTCAAGGTATAACATATGGATTACATTTGTTTTAACCGTTTTAAGCAAAAGGCTTTGTGCGGTGAAGTAAACATTCCGTATGGTACAAAACTTGATGAAACCAACGATGTAATCAGCCATTGTGGAAATCCCATTTGCTATACAAAAAGCCAAAACGCCTATGGCTATTTCGCAAGGAATGATGATGGTAAAGGCTTGGAGCGTGGGAAGCTGACAGCAGAAATAATTAAACTGCTTAATAACCGCAAAGACGGGAAGTACCAAGACCGATGGGATAGGATTTGGGATGATTTATCCTTGCTGAAATACAAACGCCCCGAACACGATGACTATTGGTTGTGGAACTTTGATTTTTTCAATGCTTCGATTGATGAGCTGAACCGAATTAAATCCATGATACTGGAGGTGTGACAATGTATAAAATCAAAGCAGAAGGTAAGGAATACTATTCAGACACTTTGGTATATGTGAAGAAGGCCACAAATGGGTGCTATGTTCCTTGTTTGGCAGAGGAAGCGGAGTATGTTGTCGGAAAAGTACCCGAAGATACCATTTTTGAAAACGCAGAGGTAGAAAATTTCGATGGTGGTTCTATGGCATCCGATATGCAAGAAGCCTTAAACATTATGGGGGTGAACTAAATGGGCTACTACACCGAAAAGGCCAAGGAAGTAAAAGCAAAGCAGGATGCAGAGTTGGAACAGCTGAAAGCAGCTCTGCAAACCCTTGGCGTAGAAACCGAAGAAAAGGAGGAAAACAGCCAATGCGGAATGACATCTTAAAGCAGGCGCAGGAAATCCGGACGAGCATCGACAGTGTGACCGGTGCCATGGCTGACGCTGATGCAGCAAAGAACCCTATGCTGTTCCTGCCATGGGAGACTGATACCAAGTATGCGGTGGGTGACCGCAGACGGCATGACGGCAAGGTATACAAGTGCTTGCAGGCCCACACCTCGCAGGCAGACTGGGAACCCCCTGTTGTTCCTGCTCTGTGGGTGGTCGTCAATGTCAGTTCTCCCGGCACGATTGACGACCCCATCCCGGCATCGAAGGGCATGGAATACGAGTACGGCAAATACTACCTCGACCCGGAGGACAGCAAAACCTACCTCTGCAAGCGTTTGAATGAAACCGGGACTATCGTGCTGTATTACCTGCCGCATGAGCTTATAGGCCAGTATTTTGAGGAGGTAACCTAATGGATATTTTCCTCCCCAAAGATGTGCATGAAGAATTCGCCAGGCGCATGGAGGACGAAAACCGGCGGCAGAACCACCGGATTGACAACCTAGAAAACAGCGTGAAAGCCTTTGGCGAGATCGCCAACAGTGTAAACCGCTTGGCCACCAACATGGAGACCATGACAACCGAATTAAGCCGACAGGGCGAACGCCTTGAGACGCTGGAAAGAAAGCCGGGGGACAACTGGAACGCTGTCCTCCGGTCTATTTTAACTGGCATTGGCGCAGCTATTGCTGTTGCCGTTGTCGCTGTAATCGCCAATAACCTCGTAAAGTAAAGGAGAATGGAAATGAACGAATTTGTAACTTGGACTTCCCTTGGTACTTATGCAGGCGCTGTAATGATGGTCACCATCATCACCCAGTTTTTGAAGCAGACCCCCCTGCGGAACATCAACACCCAGCTGCTTGCTTACATCATCTCTGTGGCCATCCTCATCGGAGCCGAAGCATTTAACGGCTCTGCTCTGACAGTACAGGGCGTGGTGCTGTGCCTGCTGAACGCTGTTATTGTCGCTTTGGCTTCTAATGGTACATATGACGCAGCCACCACCGGCATGGTGAAAAAGGTCAAAGAGGAGGAATTCCCTCTTGAGGAGGTGGTGAAAGATGCCTAAAGTGTATCTTTCCCCCGAACGCAGACCGGCTCCCCATGCTCCGTACTACGGCTTTCCTGGCGTGTACGAGCATGATGTGTGTGTAGAGATCGGCGCTTATTGCGCCGAGGCTCTCACTCGCTGCGGGTTTGATGTGATGGTCGCATCCCCCGACAAAACGATGCAGGAGCGAGTAGCGGAAAGCATCGCTTGGAAATCCAACCTCCATATGCCCATCCATACCAATGCAAGCACGGCCACCTTGAAAGAAGGGACTGCACAGGGACCGACTGTCCTGCGCTACGGCAGAGCCGGAGGCATCAGCGACCGGGCCTGTCAGATGGTCTACCGCAGACTGATGGAGATTTACCCCCGGAACACCCACCGAGGGGTCTATCAGAAGGACGAGTTTTACGAGATCGGCAGAACTCCCATGCTGTCGATCTATCCCGAAATCGCATTCCATGACAATGGGCAGGACGCCATTTGGTTGGTGCAAAACAAAAAGGCAATTGCCGAGGCGCTCTGCAAGGGTGTATGCGACTGGTTCGGCGTGGCCTACAAAGAGGAAGAAAAGCCGCAGACCGACTATGACAAACTTCTTGCCGAGCTGGAAGAAATCAAAGAAAAATACAGAACCGAACACGCCAGCGCGCAGGCGCTGCGTGGGAGAATTTTAGCCGCTGTGGAGCAGTACGATACGGTGGCAAAATAACTCACTTTGCAACTCACTTTTGTTCCGAAAGTGAGTTTTTCATGCTTTTTTCAGCGGAATGAAAGTCGTAAAAACCGCTTGATTCCTACACTTTACGGCAACAACATTATTTTGCGTGTGGGTTCAAATCCCTCCATCTCCGCCACAAGAAAAGCCCAGTTTCAAGCGAAAACTGGGCTTTTTCTTTTTCCTTGTAACTCACAAAATAACTCACTTTTATTCCTGCGTAGCCAAAATACCGCCGAAAACATCATCAAGAGCGGTTGTTATCTGCTTTTCCATTCCGGCAACAGCGTGCCCGTAAACCCCGAATGTATCCATGCTCTTGGAATGCCCGACCAGATGCTTTACCCAACCCTCCGGCAGCGCTTGTGCCATTGAGACAAATGTGTGCCGCAGCTCATAAGGCGTTGTCTGTGGGATATCATTTGCTTCACAATACCTTTTCCAGCTTCTGCGGTAGTGCTCTCCCCTCTTTACATCAAAGAGATACAGCCCGTTTGATTGGGCGAGCTGGTTCTTCAAAACCTCCTTGCCCATCTCGCCGACGAAAACGGCGCGTACAGCGTTTTCGTTTTTGCCTGTAGTGATTTCGTCGTATTCGTTTATGGAGCGTCTGACGATGATTTTCCCCGTTTCTAAGTCAATATCATTGCGCATCAAGCCGCGCAGCTCTCCGGGGCGCAGACCGGTAAGGACTTCAAGGCGGTAAGCATTCACCAACGGGTCGACTATGCGCTTATTATAAAGCGTTGTCGTATCTTCGGCAAAAAGTTTAATGACATGCTCCGGCTGCAAGATGTTCTTCCTGCTTGCCCTCGCGCTTTTGGGGATAGCTATATCCTCCGGAGTGTAATTGCTCACTTTCGCTTTGCGGAGATATTTGCAGAAAGAGGTAAGATCTGCTTTTATGTTGTTGAGAGTCTTTTTGGATAGCTGCCCCTCTTGATACGCATGATCAACCACGCGCTGCAGCACGGCGTCTGAAAGTGCAGATACTTTCATGTGCCCGATCTGCGGGTCTATCCACTTCCGCCACCGTGCGTCGACTGGACGCCAGTTACTTATTGTTGTATGCGTTTTCAGCTGCTCCATATAGCTTTCGTGCAGCTCTGACAGGCGCAGCTTGGTTCCACTGATGCCAGAGGACAGCCATTCATCAGCCTTGCGGTTCGCTTCCCTCTGCCCTTCCCTTCCCGGCCGACTGCTTGTAAATGTTTTTCTTACGCCATCTTTCTGGACGGCGATCTGCCAGCGGTTCTGCTTCTCAAGCCACTTTGCCGTATTTGTCCTTTCTTTCATTTTTCTCCTCCTGATAGACAACCGCCCCCGGCAACGAGGGCGGTGTTTTTTTATTTTTCTGCCATTACATCGTATACAACCACGCCGTTCATAATCGTCAAGAGGGTGTTGTCCTCATTGGCATCGTTGACCACTGTGACTGTTACATATTTATCCTTTGCGCCAAGCGTATCAACAGCATCAGATATCGAATTGCACAGTTTAACCATGCTTTCACGCATTGTTACCCATGGCTCGTATGTATCGTCGTATCCGTCCGCTTTTGCTTGCGCCACTTCTGCAGCTACTCCTGACGCTTTTGCTGCTATAACAAGACCGGTGTCATCGTATTCTAAAGAGTACTCAATCCCTGTGCCCTCCGCATTTTTATCAAGCACAGTTTTTATGGCCGAAGCGACTACGGACATATCCACTTCCGTGTTTTGCTCCTCTTGCTGTTGCTGCTGATTTTGCTGATTGTCCTGTTTGTCTTTATCCTTTTCTCCACCGGCAAGCGCTCCGATGATTGCAATTATGATAACAATTAGGATTATTGCTGTTACCATCGTTTTTTTCTTCTTTGGCTTGATCTCTGGTGTTGTTTTCTCCATTTCCTCCATAGTCGTCTCCTCCAGTACTGATTATTGTACACTTTACGGTGTACGATTATATTTGGAAAGAACATCTGTTCTTAATCCCGAATTAAACCGTAGTTAAGGTTATTTGCATCGATTAGGACGAGGTATAAAATCATCATCGCCAGCAGGACAAAAATAACTGCGAAGAGTGTTTTGGACAGCTTCCGGCGCTGGCGCACCTGCTCTTTCAGAACCTCTATCATTTCTTCGCTGTTCTGGCTGTCTGTTTTGTTATAGACTTCCTTCACGAAATGCTTGTCGAGAGATATGTGCAGCGCTTGGCAGATGGAAGCAACGAGAAAAAGGCTCGGATTCTTGGTCGGCTCCGAAAGCAGCCGGGAGATCGTCCTCTCAACCGTCCCGGCATTGTCGGCCAAATCCTTGTGGGTCATTCCCTGCTCCTGCCGTTTTGTGGCTACCTCCAATAAAAAGTTATCCCAATTCCTTTCTTCGTCTGAATTCACAAACTCATCTCCTGTTTTTTGTTACCGGACACTTTTGTCCGAAAAACATGACAGTTTTTGCGCCGAAACCGCAACATTTGTCAGTACATATTGGCAATGCAATTTGTTACAATTGAATTGTACCAAATACATGCTGAATTTGGAAGGATTTTTATTTGACAATAATCGACAAAAGAGGAGGAACACCAATGGAGAAAAAGGAGGAATTCAAAAAGGCGGTGGAACGGATGTCTGACGAGCAGCTTGTTAAATATCTTCGGATTCTAAAGTTTTCATTAGACGAAGATATTTCTCAATTTTCTCATCTGTCAAAGTATCTGCGAAATCCATAAGGTCTTTCCGAATACCGGACAGCTCGCCTTCGGTGGGCTGTTTTTCTTTCCCCAAAAGGTAATCCACGCTTACGCCGAAGTAGTCAGCAACCTTTTGCAATGTTGCCTGCCTTGGAATTGTCCCTTTGCTCCACCGCGTAACCACGGAACGCATAAACCCCATTTCTTCGGCGACAGCAGACGGGGACTTCCCAATTTTATTACAAAGAGCAACATAGTTGATATAGAACAAACGCAACACACCCTTTTTGTGCAAATAGCAGAAAGTAAACAAAAGGAACAACTGCGTCTTGACTGTTGCGTTTGTTTACACTATAATGAAAACATAAGCAACAAGCGCAACACAAAGCGGGCACTCAATGTGCCATGATTCATTTTTCCTCGCAAGGATATGATAACACTTTGTGTAAACTTTTGCAACACAATATATAAAGAAGGGGGAAAAGTTTAGATGCCTGCACAATGGACTGGCGATGTGGTCGGCAAGATGCACAATAACAAGATTACAATGGCTCAGCTCGGAGAAAAACTCGGCGTTGGGAAAGCGTATGTGTGTGCGATATTAAATGGCCGCCGCAGCCCAAAGGGAGCCGAGCAGAAGTTTAACGCTGCACTGGACGAGCTTATCAAGGGAAAGGAGGAGGACAATGAAAGACTGGCATGACATGAGAAACGATGAATTTGAAAAATACCTTATCGAAGTCTACGGCGATACCAGCTGGAAAGCATACCTATTTAAGACCAGGCCACCGCAGATCATCACGGTTTTGTGTGGCGTTCTCTCCATCATCATAGCGGCAGTAGTGATATTATCCCATGTTGCATGAGGAGAGACAGGACGGCAAGCAGGAAACCGGCGATTGCAACTCCTGTTGTAATCCAATACCGGACGCTTAACTTCTTCTCGGCCCGCATGGCGGCTTTAACGCGCAAACCGTTTTCCGATAGGCAAGCAACTCCCTCATCAAAGGAGCCATTGCTAAACCAGTAGTATTCGCCGCCGAAACCGCCATCTACCAGCTTTGACCGGAGCATAGTTTGAAATTCAGATTTTGTCAATTTGGCGCTATTGCTTCGCTTGAATTTGCGAAATATTCTCTTTTCTTCTTCGGTCAAAGAATACGAAACATCAAGTTTTTCGCTCATAATATCACCTCAACTATAGTCTACCACATGAAGGGAGGGACAGCAATGTCAAGGAAAGTTGATACCTACCGCAGGCTGCGAGCGCTGATGCTGGAACTTGGCCACGACCAGACAAGCCTTGGGAAGCGCACCGGTATGAGCCGCCAGCAGATCAGCGACAGAATGATTTGCAAGACCCCGTGGACATTGGAGGAAGTCTATAAGGTCTGCGATGCATTATTTATTCCAATAAAAGATGTCAAGAAGTTTTTCCCGCCAAACGGGGTGGAAAAGAAGGAGGAACAACATGGAAGCAACAACCAACACCTTTATCCGGTGGTTTAACTCGGATGAGATCGTACCCAGCAAGGACGGGCATTACCTGTGCCAGACAAATCCGGGAAGATACGCTACCTTGCCATTCAGCACCAAGCATCAGATGTTCAATGTCAGCAGAGATAATGTGGATTGCGCTATCAAGGTCCAGTGGTGGGCATCCCTACCGGAGCTTCCGCAAAAGGAGGTACAGGAAGATGAGTAAAAAGGAGTGGCTGCAGGAAGCCTTGGCCGTAGTCCTCGGAATGGGAACCATCTTCGCAGCAGCGGCTATCCTGCTGCTTGTGAGGTAAGACCATGGAGCAGAACGAGAGGATAGCAGTTATCCGTGAGAAGTTCCCCGGTTACACCAAGCCGCTGGACAGTATGTGCAAGAAGCCGGGCTATTACGGAATTCGGCGTACTGCAGAAGCGGAAGCGCTGATAGCGGACAAGCCCGGCAGGAAGCGGGAAGCAAACTATAAGCTGTCTGTGCGTATTCCTTTGGGCTATGTGAATATGGCGGAGTTCCGTCAGCAGCTTATCGAAATGGGTTACTGCAACTTCACAGCTTGGGTTCTGCGCTGTATCCGCCGCCAGCAGGAGGAGTACAGGCATAGAAAAGCCCCCACCGGCTCCGCAAAAGCCAATGAGGGCAAAGGTAGATTAAGCACCACCAATATACAAGATTCTGGTAGGGATGTCAAGTTGAAAAACGGGGAGGTTGTGGAAGCATGAACCCATACAATATCCCGGATAGGCCAATCCCGAGCTGTGTGGATAACTACGATGATAAGCCGCACATCTGCCCGGAGTGCGGCTGCGAGATCAACGAGACCATTTACATTAAGGACGGAATGGTCATTGGCTGCGAAAACTGTGTTAAGCGGTTTGACGCCAGCGATGCGGATGCTGACAGGTACTTTGATGAAGAACCAGACAGATATTAAGGAAGAGCTATGGAGAACTACTTTCGAGAATTGAACAGCATCAACTGCTCTGACAAGACAGAGAAGAAGAATGGCCTTACATACCTTTCTTGGGCATGGGCCTGGGGAGAAATCAAGAAGCTGCACCCGGATGCCACCTATACCATCTACGAGGATGCTAACGGCCTGTTTTACCACACAGACGGTAAGACCTGCTGGGTTAAGACTGGCGTAACCGTCAACGGCATTGAGCACATCGAGTATCTGCCGGTCATGGATAACCGCAACCGCTCAATCCCGGCCAGTGATGTTACCTCATTCGATGCCAATAAGGCAATCCAGCGTTCCCTTACAAAAGCCTGTGCCCGTCATGGCCTTGGCCTGTATATCTACGCTGGCGAGGACTTACCGGAGGGTGCAGAAAGAGAACCAGAGCCTACCGAGTATTGCATCGACTGCGGGCAGCAGATCACCGGTATCAACAAGCGCAACGGGGAGTATTGGCCTGTAAGCGAGATCGCCTCATACAGCGTCCAGCGGTTCGGCCGCAAGCTGTGCCCGAACTGCCAGAAGAAAGCCTTTGCCGCCGAAAAGGAGGCCGAGAAGAATGGAGCTTGACCTGTGGACCGAGCTGCAACAGAAATCGGCACAGCTTAATACAGCCGTTAAGACCTTGCAAAATTCGGGAAGCGAGTATGCTGCTGCGGAGCGGGACTATAAAGTCCTTCTCCGCACCGAATGCTTAAAGCTGAAAGACGAAGGTGTTGCCATCGGCCTGATCGACAAGACCTGCTACGGGATACCGAGCGTGGCAGAAGCACGGTTTAAGCGAGATGTTGCCGAAGCAGTCTACAAGGCGAACTTGGAAGCCATCAACAGCCTTAAACTGCAAATCAGGATCATCGATAACCAAATCGGCAGAGAATGGGGACAGGCTGGGAGGTGTGACGGTTGAAAAACGAATGGGGCGCAGAGCTTGACCGAAACGGTTACGCTCCGAGCATCGTACAGGCCGACACATCCAAGTGCTTTTTGTGCCAGCGCTCCGGTGTAAAGCTCGACCGGCACGAAATCTTCGGCAACGCCATGCGGAGCAAAAGCAAGCGCATGGGGCTTTGGGTTTCCCTGTGCCACACGCCGTGCCACCTGACACACGCACACGGCTGTGCCGAGGTGATGGACTGGCTGCACCGGCTGGGCGAGCAAGCCTGTATCGACAACTACGATTTCACTATCCCGATGTTCCGGGAGGAATTCTACACTAACTATTTGGAGGAAACAGAATGCTGAACAAAGCGATCCTTAATGGGCGGCTGACCAAGGCTCCCGAACTGAAACAGACCCAGAACGGCAAGAGCGTGTGCAGCTTTACCATTGCGGTAGACCGCAACCGTGACCGAGAAAAGACTGACTTCGTACCCATCGTAGCATGGGGCAAGACCGCCGAATTCGTAAACCAGTGGTTCGGAAAGGGTGACCTCATTACCATTGTCGGCCGCATCGAAGTTCGCAACTACGAGGACAAGAACGGCAATAAGCGCACAGCCACAGAGGTTATCGCAGAGGAGGTTCTGTTTGGCGGCAGCAAATCTACCGGCAAGGCAGAGGAAAAGCCCGCAGAGAGCGAGCAGGGCGGATTTGAAGAAGTCGAGGGCGACCCTAACGACCTCCCATTCTGACGGGAGGTGAGGATGAATGCCGAATAGATTGATAAAGGATAGCTTCCGCACAAGCGACAAGATAGCATCCTTAACGGATTTCGAGTTTCGGCTTTGGGTAAGTCTTATTGTTTCGGTAGATGATGCAGGGCGCGGAGATGCCCGACCTGCAATCATCAAAGGCAACGCATTCCCGCTTCGGGAACGGGTTACTGCAAAAGATATCAACGATGCGCTCCACGGTTTGGCGGCCAAAGGCTGCGTTTCCCTCTACGAGGTGGACGGGAAGCCCTACTTTTGGTTCCCGACTTGGGCCGAACATCAAAGGATACGAGAATGCAAACCCAAATATCCCGACCCGCCTAAAAACAGCGGCTTTACACCGTCTGCGGAAATCTGCGGCGAGTTGCCGCAAGTTGCGGCGGATTGCGGCGAGCTGCGGCCTGAATCCAATCCGAATCCGAATCCTAATCCGAATCCTAATCCGAATCCGAATCCAAGTACCCCCCATGCCCCCCAAGGGGGCCGGTTTGCCGAATTTTGGGCGCAATATCCTAAGAAAGTCGGGAAAGGAGCAGCGGAAAAGGCTTTTGAACGCATCAAGCCGGATAAGCAGACCTTTGACCGAATGATGGATGCCATATCTGCACAGAAGCGGAGCCGCCAATGGACGGAGAACAACGGCCAGTACATCCCAAACCCTGCGACATGGCTGAACCAGCGCAGGTGGGAGGACGAGCTTCCGCAGGGGGAAACAGACAATGTGTTCTTGCAAATGCTGCGAGAGGAGGGAGAGCATGACCCGATCTGAAACGCTTGCCGTCATGTCGATCTTGAAGGCCGCATACCCAGGTTATTACCGGGACATGAAACGGCAGGATGCGGAAGCGGTGGTGAACCTGTGGTCGGAAATGCTGGCAGACTACCCGGCTAACCTTGTGGCAGCGGCGGTTAAGTCCCACATTGCCAGCGACCGCAAGGGTTTCCCCCCGCATATTGGGGCTATTATCGCCAGCATCGGGGAGATCTGCAGACCGGCGGAACTCTCCGAGGGGGAAGCATGGGCGCTGATTGCAAAGGCCCTGCGGAACAGCGGCTACAACAGCGAGAAAGAGTTTGCAGCCCTGCCGGAGAACCTACAACGGTTGGTAGGACACCCCTCCCAGCTGCGGGAATGGGCCAGCATGGACACCGGGACAGTGCAGAGCGTGGTGCAGTCCAACTTTATGCGCAGCTACCGAGCAAGGCAGGAGAGCGTGCGCAAAATGCAAGCCATGCCTGCAGATGTCCGGGCGAAGCTGGCAGGGATGGCAGAGGTAAAGCAGCTGCCCAGCTATGACCTGGCGCTGGCGGAGCGGATGATGGAGGAGAATGCATGAAACACTTGGGAGATATCTGCAAGATAAACGGAGCAGAGATCGAACCTGTTGACTGTATTACAGGAGGGAGCCCGTGCCAAGACCTTTCCATCGCAGGGAAGCGAGCGGGGCTTGCCGGTGAAAGAAGCGGACTTTTCATGGAACAGGTCAGAATCGTAAAGGAGATGAGAGAGCGTGACAGGAAAAATGGCAGAGCAGGTGACATGGTCAGACCTCGGTTTCTCGTTTGGGAAAATGTACCCGGCGCATTCAGCAGCAACGGGGGAGGAGATTTCCAAGCCGTGTTGGAGGAAATTATCCACATCGCAGAGCCGACCGTTTCTGTACCTCGATTTGAGGGGAAATGGACAAAGGCAGGAGCCATTGACGGTGATGGGTGGTCTGTCGCTTGGAGAACTCATGATGCTCAATACTGGGGAGTCCCCCAACGCCGCCGTAGAATCTCGGTTGTCGCAGATTTTGGAGGACAATCCGCAGGAGAAATACTCTTTGAGCGCAAAAGCGTGTCAGGGCATCTTGCGGAGAGCGGAGCGGCGCGGGAAAGACTTGCCGGAAACGCTGAAAGCGGTGCTTCTTATGCAGTCAGAATCAGGGGGGGCTGTGACGGAGGAGGCAAAGGCGCGTTAGTTCAGACGGAGAAAAGCGGTACGCTGGGCACGGGGAACGATCAGACGATTTTTACGCCCACGCCCATAAACCTGATGGTGGCTACGCGCTGTGAAGCGTTAGGGCGCGGAACAGGATTTGGCGTAGGAGAACCGGGAGACCCAGCGAACACCATTTCCGCCGCACATTCGCATGGCGTATTTGCAACGGCTATCCCAATCAACGACAAAGCCACAAGATGGCAGGGCGGTGGCGAGAGCCGCAACCACGATGGCAGCGGCAACGGTCTTGGCATCGGAAAAGAGGGCGACCCGTCCCCTACGCTGACCGCTGGCGACCGCCACGGGGTAATAACAGGCGGAAACCAAGTGCCGCTTACATACCAAGATGTGACAGGTACGCTTTCTCCCGGTGCTCATGCTGGAAGTTACAATGGGCAGGACGCATATAACGATATGCTGGTGTGCGGGGCAACACCGGATGTGGCTCACACGCTGCGGGCAAATGCTGCCTGTGCGTACCGGGAGGACGCGGAGACATACCCCGTGCAGAACATGGCAGTGCGCCGTCTGACCCCGATGGAATGCGAACGGTTACAAGGGTTTCCGGACGGATGGACGGACATCGGCGAGTGGACAGACGGCAATGGAAAACGCCACAAGCCAAGCGACAGCCCACGGTACAAGGCGCTGGGCAACTCCATCGCCCTGCCCTTCTGGGACTGGATGCTGCGGCGCATGGCGCGGTATCTGCCGGAGGGCGCAACGCTGGGGAGCTTATTTGATGGCATCGCAGGTTTCCCGCTGATTTGGGAACGGATACACGGGAAAGGCACGGCGCGGTGGGCAAGCGAAATCGAGAAATTCACGATAGCTGTAACGAAGTTAAGGTTCCCGGAGGAATCATGAAAATAACAATTCCCGAAATCCCCCCATCGCTGAACAAGTACGCTGGTCGGGCCAATGCCTGGGACTACCGAGCGGAAAAGCAGCGCTGGCTGCAGCTGTTTGTTGCATACTGCCCCAAGTGCAAACCAATGGGCAAGGCGGTGGTGACCATCACCTACTACTTCCCCACCCGGCACCGGCATGACCCAGACAACTACAACGGCAAGATGCTGATGGACGGGCTGGTACACCGGGGAGTAATCGCCGATGATAGCTTTGACCATGTCGAGCTAAGGCTGCGTGGGGCATATGACCCAAAAAACCCAAGAACAGAAATTGACATAGAGGAGGTAACACAATGGGTAAACACGGAACGGAAATAGAGCGGGAGAATCCGCTTTTTGAGGGACAAAGTGCCGAGGAATTTATCAAGCGCTGGAACGCTGTCACCAAAGCCATAAAAATGCGCGCAGAGATGCCAGAGCATGAAAAGGTGGTGAGTTATGATGTCATACGATAAAGCGTCCCCTAACGCCAAAATCGGCTGTTCTAAATCAAATGACCCAGAGGTACTGGAACAACTGGTACGGGAGGGCAAGACCAACAGGGAGATTTCCTTAATTCTCGATCTTGATTACGGCTATGTGGCCCAAATCTTGTCTCGCTATGGAATCAAGAGAGACCCCAACCGGCCATGTAAGAGATGCGGAGGGCCGATAGGCAGCACCAACCCCAGGCAGCTGTATTGCAAGGAGTGCCAAAAGGCCATGGACAGCATCCGGGCCCGCAAAAGCAGTATGAAAAAAGCCGAGCCGAAGAAATGCGAATACTGCGGGAAGGAATATTTCGGCCAGCCGGGACAAAAGTACTGCTCCAAACAATGCTACAAGGATGCGGCGGCATCCGGTAAGTATAAGCGTCCAAAGAATTGGATAAAGCGCCGGGATGGGAAAATAGACATCGAGATAAGGGTTTGCGGCAAAACAACAGAGCGCCGGGAGAGTGTGGACTACTACGAGGCCCGGGAGATTTGGCACGATGGCTGGATAGGCCGGGGCTACGCAGCGCTGATAACGGTAGATGGCCACAGGCTGGAGACCCTGCCGCAAATAAAGACATTCTTCGGATTTAGGAGGGATTCGCTATGAGGAACTGGACGGCAGCGGCAGTTACGATAATCTTAGCTGCTCTCTGCATAATGGCTCTATCGGCTATTTCGGCCGAAAGGTGGAACCATGTGGATGAAGTGGCCCAGGCGGAGATCACCGCAGAGGAACAGGAACGCCGGGAGCAGGCAGCCTACTACAAAGGCTGGCAGGACTGCAAGCAATATTATCTTGAGAATTTTGGAGGTGCAGAATGGACGCAGTAAAATTTTTAGAAGAAACTCGGAGGATGTGCAATACCTACGATGTGTGCGAAGGCTGCCCAGCTAATGCCATAGAGCTAAACATATGATGAATTTCAGAAAATTCTTAAAGCTGTGTAAAGCAAAAGACCCATATGCACTTCAAACTCGTTCAGTAATGCTAACTTGTTTTCTTGCACTTGTTTCTTTCTGTTCAATAGAAATATGTGGTTGGTTTATGGGATTAGTTGAACCTTCTCATACAGCAGTATTTTGGATGTTATTTGGTTTTGCAATTATTTGCTTTAGTCTTGGGATATTCATAGCATGGTATGAATACAAGCAATGTAATGGAATACAACCTTTAATACCAGATTATCAATATAGAAAGATAATGGAAATCTTAAATGAGGATAAGGAGAATAAATAGAATGGATGCTGTGAAGTTTATTGAGGAACGCACTAGAATGTGCGAGAGTTTTGGTGATAGATGTACTGGGTGCCCAGCTTCTAATGGTGGTTGTGCAGTTGGTCAAGAGTCAACGCTGGACGCTATGGCTCAGGTTGCTTTGGTTGAGGAATGGTCTGCTGCACATCCGCGCAAGACACGGCAGAGCGTGTTTATGGAACAGTGGCCTAATGCCAAAGTTTTTGTGGATGGTGTATTAGCCTTTTGTCCACAAGAACTGGATAGCCACTACCAATGTCAATCAACTGATATTGAAATGCGTTGTCAATCTTGCCGCCGCAAGTTCTGGATGCAGGAGGTAGAGTGATGGAGGGAAAAGAATCGTTTGTGTTTGAATACACGATGCCATCGCTCGATTGGTACGAAATAATCAAGGTGGAAATCGACCCTGAGAAATTCTATTACTTTGGACTCGAACTGAGGTTTGGAAACGATTGGTGGCTTATTGGTATGAACCCGCCTGATTCAAATTCATCTTTTGACAAATGGTCTGAAATATGCCTCGGAAGGCTTACCCGCAGAGACGCTGCAAGGTTTGCCGTATGGGCAGGCAGAAAGCTCATCAGAATCGGAGCCATAAGCGGAGCACTTGACCTCGTAAAAGAGACAGAAACGCTGATAGTTGCAGTTAAGGAGGTGGGAAGATGGCTGAATTGAAACGCTGCCCAGAGTGCGGTGGAGTTGCAACCGTTATCCATATGTACGATACCTACGATAGAGCAGACTTTGGATGGAGCGCCGGTTGTGGGAGATATAGGGCTGGTGATGGCCTCCACACAAAGGAGATGAAAGTAAGAAAAAGCAATCGAAGCATGGAACAGGAGGGCTGACAATGGCTGAACCTAAAAAGCCTTTTTACCGCGACAAGAAATGGAAACTTGGCAGAAGTTTCGGCTGGTGGCATATACCGTACTGCCCGCATTGCAAGCGGAAGTTGGGGCTGATGGTCGAAGAGCAGAAATCAAAAAAATGCCCGATGTGCGGCAAACCGTTAGAATGGGATGGTGCTGACAATGGCTGAATACATGGACAAGGAAGCGTTTAAGAAAAGCGTTGAGGAGCGTTATTGCAAGCCGTGCAAGGCGGAGAAGAAAGACCACAACGGATGCTGGTGTCGTGCCTGTTGGGTTGACGATATGCTCGATGAGGTAGAGTGTTTCCAGCCCGCTGATGTTGCCCCGGTGGTGCATGGACGGTGGGAATACATCCCGCAAACGCTTAACACGCTCAGTCAGTTTAGGTGCCCGTTTTGTAGGTGGTGGTCTCTTGACCCGTCTATTGACGGCGCTTACAACTACTGCCCCAACTGCGGGGCGAAGATGGACGAAAAGGAGGCTACTTATGATTAAGCCCTATATCAAAATGAAACTGCAGTGGATATTATCTGTAGTATCTGCGACAGAATGTATCCGGGAATGGACTGTGAGCCTGCCGACTGTGAGTGGATGAAGATGCTGACGGAGGAATCTGTTGATGCTGCGCCGGTGGTCAGATGCAAAGACTGCAAGTACAGAGATGGCACACCGGGGCAGCCGAATATACTTTGTGCGCAGATGCACGAGGACGATTTCTGCTCCTACGGCGAAAGAAAGGAGGAGCCACATGATAGACTACAAAAAGACCTGTAAGTGGGAGCTTGGCAGGTATTACGAAAAGCTCATGGCCATCGACAGCCTGCAGGACGAGATCGATATGTTGACGGCCAGAATGGAGGGCATCAGGTCGCCCAAAATGGACGCCACACCTGTACAGGGCGGCAGCTCGACTGCCGAGGAACGCATCATAAACGCCATCTGCAATAGGGACAACCTAACCGTCAACCATGAGCTGGTTAAGTGGCAAGTGCGGCAGATGGACCGTGGCCTGTCTATCCTGACCGACCAGCAGCGCAGGATACTTGAGGTGGCCGTCATGCGGCGTGAGTACAATGCCATCGATAGATTATGTGACGAGCTGCACATCAGCAGGTCGGAGCTGTACCGCAGGATGGACGAGGCACTAAAGAGATACGCTATTTGCCGATACGGTGTGACCGAGCTGTAAAACTTGGGACAAATTCGGGACAAAATAACGCCTAACATAGTGTATACTAATATCGTGGTAAAACACAGACTTCCCTTGACATTCCTCCTGGTGGGGAGCCGGGCCCCTAATCCCGGCAATCTGCTCCCGTAGCTCAATGGTAGAGCGGCTGCCTTGTAAGCAGCGGGTTATAGGTTCAAGCCCTATCGGGTGCTCCACCTTCATGTTTTACCTCCTTTTTACGGGGCCGCCGATGCCCCGTTATCCCATCGGCCGAAGATACATGACCTTCGTAAAAAAGGTGCCGCGCTGGCAGACCGCAAGTTCGCAATAGCCTGCCTTACCAAAAGCAGTCAGAGAGTACCGAAAGGCGCTCTCTTTCTTTATGCCATAAAGGAGGGGATACCTATGGATTTAATAGTCCGCAAAATCCCGCAGAGCGACACCATCAAGGTATATCCGGTATCTGATGTGCATTTGGGCAGCATCCTACATGATAAAGAGGGCTGGCAAGCATTCTGCCGCCGGGTAGAGCGGGAGGACGCTTATCTCATCCTTGGCGGCGATCTCATCAACAACAATACCCGGAACGCGGTGGGAAGCCCCTTTGAGGATTATATCCGCCCGCGGGAGCAGAAAAAGATGATGGCGGAAATGCTAACGCCCATCAAGGATAAGATACTCTGCGCGGTATCCGGTAACCACGAAGCGAGGACAGCCAGGGACACCGACCAAGACATTATGGGCGATATCATGTGCAAGCTGGACATGGAGGACTACTACGCCGAGGATATAGCATTCCTCAAGCTGGAGATTGGGCGCAGGGTAACAAGAGATATCCCTATCACCAGCTATACGATGGCTGTTACCCATGGCTCCGGCGGCGGCATTTACACCGGTGCAACGGTCAACCGCAATGAGCGCTTCGGCTACACCATAGAGGGCATTGACGCTCTGATTGTTGGCCATACCCACAAAGGCACCATCAGTAAGCCCAAAAAGATCGTGGTGGACAGTAACAACAATGTTATCCGTACCAAGCAGCTGGTAGTGGTTAGCTGTACTGCATGGCAGCAGTACGGAGGCTACGCAGCCCGGAAGATGCTGCTGCCCAGCAGCGAGAGCGACCATGAGCAGCCGCAGACGCTCCTGCTGTGCGGGAACAAGACAGGCACTAAGCGGATAACCACGGTTTGGTAACAATAATTGGTAGCCCGGCATAGTAGACAC